AAAATCAGGAACTAAGGTGGATGATGTTGATGGTTTTGATACTATTCGTATAGAGGCAGATGATTATACACACAAATGGATAGATGAAGATTTTAATGTTAGATATGAAGATGGGTGGATAATTATATCTATAGATGAACTTACCACACTATCTGAACTACATGATATTCTTAAATCATTAGTTAATTTTAGTTCTCGTTCAGATACAATTGAACACGTTCATGAATCACAAAAAAATTATAAGTGGAAAAATATACCAGAAAGAACTAAACCTTGGTTACAACAAGAGGTATTTCATAAGTATCGTAGTGAAACAAATATGATGAGATATATCTATCAATTAGTATCAAAAGATTTTTCTTTGGTCAATGGTATGATGCCACTTGGTAGTTGCACAATGAAACTAAATGCAGCAGCAGAATTGATACCAGTATCATGGCCTGAATTCGCAAATATTCATCCATTTGCTCCTAAGATTCAAACATATGGTTATCAAAGAATAATATTTGATTTAAAAGAATGGTTATGTGATATTACAGGTTTTGCAGATATAAATTTACAACCAAACGCTGGTTCTCAAGGAGAGTATGCTGGTCTTCTTGCAATTCAAGAATATCATAAGAGTCGTGGTGATGATAAAAGAAATGTGTGTCTAATTCCTACAAGTGCACACGGAACTAATCCTGCATCAGCAGTGATGGCAGGTATGAAAATTGTTCCAGTAAAATGTGATGATGATGGAAATATTGATATCAAAGATTTAGAGAAACAAGCAATTATGAATACTTTTGAACTCTCTGCTTTGATGATTACATACCCATCAACTCATGGTGTTTTTGAAACTACAATTAAAAACATTTGTAAAATTATACATGATAATGGTGGTCAAGTTTATCTTGATGGTGCAAATTTAAATGCACAAGTTGGACTTGCAAAACCATGTAATTATGGTGCAGATGTATGTCATCTTAATTTACACAAAACATTCTGTATTCCTCACGGTGGTGGAGGGCCAGGTGTAGGGCCGATTGGTGTTGCACAACATCTAGTTCCCTTTATGAATCAAAGAGTATCAGCAGCACCTCAAGGTAGTGCAAGTATATTGCCAATTAGTTGGATGTACATTCGTATGATGGGTGGTGATGGATTAAGAAAGGCAAGTGAAATATCTTTACTATCTGCAAACTGGTTAGCACATAAAATAGATTCTGATTTTAAAGTATTATACAAAGCAAAGAATGGTAGAGTTGCACATGAATGTATTTTTGATTGTCGTAATTTGCCTGTATCAGCAGAAGATATTGCGAAGAGATTAATGGACTATGGTTTTCATGCACCTACATTATCCTGGCCAGTTACAAATACTATGATGGTAGAACCAACCGAAAGTGAATCATTGGATGAATTAAAAAGATTTGCAAATGCGATGGAAAAAATAAAAAGAGAAATATTTACTGTCCCTGATATCGTTAAAAATTCTCCACATACAGAATCTGAAGTTTGTGGTCAGTGGACACATGGATATACAAGAGAAGAAGCATGTTTTCCGAATCAACCAAAGAAAAAATTCTGGCCTGCTGTAAGTAGAATTGACAACGTTCATGGTGATCGTAATTTAGTTTGTTCTTGTTCTGATTATTTTACTCAGGAAGAAAAAACACCAGTTGAAAGATTACATGATGATATAAGAAAAAGTATTGGCAAAATATAAATCTCGTGTTATAATAAATGTGTAGGAAGTTGCGGGTTGCCTTCTCCCGTTTTTAACAAGGTCAACTTCTTACTTTTTTATTATTTTTATTATGAACATTTTTGTGACAGACCCTGACCCAACTGTGTCAGCAGAAGTCTTACCCGATAAGCATATTGTAAAGATGCCACTTGAGACTTGCCAGATGTTGGCAGTGGTCTATTCCAAGTGGTATTTTGATTGGGGTAATGATTTACTACCCAAGAAAGATGGAACACCTTACAACACCGAGAAGGGTGCATTTAGAGGACATCCTTGCACTATATGGGCAGCAGAGAGTATTGCAAATACTGCTTGGTTAATTCAACATGGTTTTGGATTACTTCAAGAGTATACACACAGATATGGTAAAATACATTCTTGTCAAACTGCGATGAATGCTGCAGAAAGAGTGTTTGAAGAAAAAACAGGGAGAACATTATTATGTCACAAAGAGGCAACACCATTCGCATTTGCAGGTCCTGATGAGTTTAAATATAACACAAGGTATGACACTCTTACTGCTTACAAACGTTATATCGCATCCAAACCTTGGGCTGCATCTAATTATCTTCGTGACCCATCCAAAAAACCGAATTGGTTATGAAGCACATTCTATTTGAATTGGAAGGTTGTCCCTTTCCTACTTTGAATGATGAAGAGCATATAAAATTCTGTTTGTTTCATGCATCAGAAGCATCACATTCAAAAGTTATTAAAATAGAAACTCAAAAATTTGTACCACAAGGTGTAACTGGATTTGCTTTATTAGCAGAGAGTCATTTAAGTATTCATACATGGCCAGAAAAAGGTGTTGCATATTGTGACATTTTTACTTGTGGTGAACAATGTCAACCAGAAAGTGCAGTAGAATATTTAAGTAAATGGTTATCATCTACAAACACTAAATCTAAATGTTATGAAAGAATTTGATTATGAACTCGATTACAAAAACATTGACTTTAAAGATGAGAGAAATCGTAAACTTTATCGTATTGGAAGGGGAGAGCAAGGAGTTCTACTGGTTCGCCCTTATACTAACATTATTTGTAATCATTGGAGATTCAAAACTCCTAGAGAAGCAATAATATCTTCCAATCGTATTTTTGGAATGTATCTAGATTACCGTGATGAAGGAGACTTCATCGGTATGGATATGTGTCGTAAATTTCTAGAAATGGGATTTACTCGTGCCAGAAGATATGCAAATCATAACTCTGGTAGAAAATTCAAAAAAGGAACTAAAGAAGTCTTACCTCAAGAAGAAGACAACTTAAGTAGTAAGTACGCAGAGTCGGCAAGAGTATTTAAAAAAGTTCGTGACATTGTTGCAAAAAGCGATGTTTATGTTAAAATGAGAAAAGAATGGAGAGCAAAAGAAAATGACAGAGTTAATTGCTAAAGACGACCCAAGATATTTTTCACAAACTTCTGACAAACCTTATGACCGCCATCATTACAAAATAGTTTGTCAAAACAAATCTTTTGTGGTAGAATCTTGGGATGAGGTTCAAGAATATTGGTGGAATAATTGTCATTCACCTTGGTTTGAAGGAACAGTTGTTCACGTTATTGATAAACCAAAATCAAAGAAAAAATCTAAAGGTTTTAAATGAATTTATTAGTCGCAGGAAGAATCACAGGTTCAGTGTTGATTATTTGTGCGTATTTTGTTATACTACATGTATCGACCTTTTATGGTGCAATAATGCACATTATTGCTGATATCATTTGCATTCCTTTTTATGTTCAAAACAAACAGTGGGATGTTGCAATTATGTTAGCATTTTTAATGAGCATAGCAATTAGCAAAGTTGCAATTTTATTATGAGTGATTTTATATGGGTTGAAAAATACAGACCCACTACAATTGATGAGTGTATACTACCAAAGTCTATCAAACAAACTTTTCAAGATTTTGTTGTTAGAGGTGAGATACCAAATATGTTATTGTCAGGTCCACCAGGCATTGGTAAGACTACAGTAGCAAAAGCATTATGTAACCAATTAGGATCAGATTATTATGTCATTAATGGATCGGATGAAGGAAGGTTTCTCGACACTGTTCGGAACAACGCAAAGAACTTCGCATCTACCGTCTCTCTTACAAGCGAGTCGAAACATAAAGTTATCATCATTGACGAAGCAGACAATACCACTTCCGATGTACAGCTCCTTCTCAGAGCGTCTATTGAGGAGTTCTCCAAAAACTGCAGGTTTATCTTTACGTGTAATTACAAAAACAAAATTATCGACCCTTTACATAGTAGGTGTTCTGTTGTCGATTTCTCAATTAATAAAAAAGACAAACCAACAATAGCAGCACAGTTCTTCTCAAGATTAACTTATATCTTGGAAGAAGAGAAAGTGGACACTGATAAAAAAGTGGTTGCACAACTTATTAACAAACACTTTCCTGATTGGAGGAGAGGTCTCAACGAGTGTCAAAGATATTCAGCAAGTGGAAAAATTGACACAGGTATTTTAGCAACATTCACAGACGTATCAATCAATGACCTCACAAAAAATCTCAAGGAGAAAAACTTCTCGGCTGTTCGTAAGTGGACGGTTGATAACTTGGACAATGATCCTTCTATACTATTGCGTCGTATTTACGATGCTCTTTATAGCTCCCTTAAAAACTCTAGTATTCCTGCTGCTGTTCTCATTATTGCTCGGTATCAGTATCAAATTGCCTTTGTTGCGGATCAAGAAATCAATCTTCTCGCTGCTCTCACGGAAATAATGTTGGAGTGTGAATTTAAATGAATTGTTGGCATTGTGACACAGAACTTATCTGGGGTGGAGACCATGATATTGACGATGTGGAAGATATGGAGTATGATATAATTACAAACCTTACTTGTCCCAAATGTGAATCTTATGTAGAAGTCTACCATAAGATCGAAAATAAATTATGATTTTTTTAGCATGTCCGCCAGTTTATACTTTGCCTGGCACTTGGAGTAATCCAGATAAAATTGCAAAGTGTAATGATACACTTATACCACACTTTACGTTCAATCCTGATTATACTTTTGGTATATCGATTGCAGTGATTACTGTTTTGTTGGCCGCATATGGTATATACAAAGGTTTCTTTGCAAATAAAAACTTAACAGACCCTTGGGATGATCACGATGACTAAATCTTACAACAAATTAAAACATCAAGTGAAATCAAATAAGTATTACCTTTTCTGGGGTGTTGCTACTATTGCAGTTATGGCTGGACAAATCTATGTTGGAACTGGATATCGTAAAATGTCTAACTCTCTTGATATTCTTGTCAAAACTTATATCAATAGACCAAGAACTATGCCAGCAGATAAACCCTTATATGAAATGCCTATTATACAATGAATCTAAGTGAAAGTGATGCTGCCTATGCAGCAGATCAATTCATCGATTACTTCTCAAACTTAGGACGTATTGATGAATATCTTCGTAATGTAAAATTAGATCGTATGTCAAAGATGCCGACATATCTTCCTGGCTGTGGGCCTGAAGAAGATATGTTTGATGCGTTTGATATGCACCCAAATGACATGGACTTTAAAGTCTATGCTGCTGGAGATGTTGGTAGTTTCACAAATGAATATTTTAATGAGAGATTACAGATAACAACATCTCACTCAATCGAAAGTTCAATTCCTGGCAAGTCACTTAAATGGATTGTCATGGAAACTAATACAAAAAGTATTGTTGGATTTATTCGTTTTGGTTCACCTACTATTAATTGCAAACCTCGTAATGATTGGTTAGGAAAACCACCTGAGTTGTCAAGATTTAATCGACACTCAATCATGGGATTCATTATTGTTCCCACTCAACCATTTGGATTTAATTATCTGGGTGGTAAACTTTTAGCAATGTTATGTTGTTCTCATCTCGCTAGAGAAACTTTGAACAAGAAATACAATGCAGACATTTGTTTGTTTGAAACCACATCACTCTATGGAACAACAAAATCATCATCTCAGTATGATGGTCTCAAACCATACATGAGATATAAAGGATTAACTGTCAGTGATTTTACTCCTCTGATACATGATTCTATATTCCAAGACTTAAATAAATGGTTTACTGCTAGAAACAATGACAAACTCCTAGTCAAAGAAGATGCCTCTAGTAGAAAACTAAAGATTCAAACAAAGATGATTTCTATTATCAAGAAATGTTTGAACAATCCTGAGAAACTAAAGCAGTTCAATGATGCAATACTTTCTGCAAAGAATCTCACTCAACAGAAACGTTTCTATATGTCTACATATGGATTCAAGAATTCTAGAGAAGTCATATTAGGAGAACAAGATACTCTTATCAAGGCAGATAACTACGATAGGTTTGAAGTAGATCAGATAGTTGGTCATTGGAAGAAGATGGCTGCGAAGAGATATGATAAACTTAAGAATGAAGGTAGGTTGAGAACCAAGTTAGAAACTTGGAATACTAATCCAGATGAGATAGATATAATACGATGAAACCAGAATTAAAAGATTGGTTGAACTCTATTAACCTAACCAAACAGGATATTACTGTAGATGATCCACAGATTATCAAGAAGTATGCCCCATTTATAATCAACAAGTGTATGTCGGCACATCTTGATTGTATCATGTTTGCCAATGAAATGAACCTACAATCTCACTTGGCAAAAGACCTTCAATATCAATTTTATCTAAATAGTATCAGGAAAAAGAAGAGATTCTCTCCGTGGCTCCGCAAAGATAAGATCAAGAATCTTGATGTTGTCAAATCATACTATGGTTATAGTAATGAAAAAGCAACTCAAGCACTGAAAATCTTAACTAAAGAGCAGTTGAATTACATTA